GAGATAAAGTTGGAGGACTTGAGGTAGCCGTCCTGCATGATGGTATTGCCGATAAATTCCCCGGCTCCCAGGCTCGATCCCGGTCCATCTTGGAAGGAGTTGGCAAAGGCTGGTGTGTCGTCAAAGCCGAGCGCACCAAAGGCTTCAGGGGCATCACCCACAAAGAGGTCGTCAATGGTGTAGAGCTGGGTTCTAGGCATAAGTGTTGGTGGCTTCGACGTTCGGCAGTTCAATTTCGGCGATGTACGAGCGCTGCCCAGTGGTCTCGCCTGCAATTTCCACCGCCAAGGTGGCTCCCGTGAGCGTGCCATTGATGGGGATTTCAGAGATGGGCCTATCGCTCAGGCGGTCAGTGAGGTCTGTCGCTTCCTGGCCGTCGACGCGCACGCCCACGCGGGCCGACTGCGCTCCTTTGGCGCGTATAACCACGCTATCGGTGAGGGTCTTCTGCTGGTTGTAGCCGTGGGTCAGCGGCTGCTGCCTCAGTTTCCAAAAGATAGGCACCGTGGTGGTGGTCGAGGCATCGCTGTAGGTGCCGGGTTTGTCGAGCTGGTAGATGGTCCCGTTGTCGTCACCCCCGACGGTCGTGTTGACGCCACTTACAATGTAGCTGGCAAACGCGCGGTACTCGCTGGGGTAGCTATGTACCGTCCATTGGTTCAGCAATCGGTTGTAGCGGAGCACGACGTTAAGGTAGGTCTCGCCGTCTACGGTGAGGTCTCCGACGCTCCAGGCAAACCCTCGGTCAGTGGCCCACCCGGCAATCGTGGCTTCGCTTGCCTGGGGGATAGCATCTACCCACTTTTTGATAGGCCTGGTGGTGTCATGGGAGATAGGCTTTGGTCTGTCTCCTGCGGTGAGGTAAAAGCCCTTGGCGTTCTCATTTGAAGATGAGTAGAAGGCACAGAGGCCTGCTGCCATCACGACGCACTCCTGGCTGGGGGTACCGAGTTGGATGAGGCTTTCAGGGAAGGCACTTGAGTAGTTCCAGCGCTTCATGGAGCGCTCTTTAAATATCAAAATGTAGCCGGGCACTTTGCCCAGGGCCGTAATAGCCCCTCCGCCGTCCTCGGGCTCGACATCCACGTAGCCGTTGCCTGCAGTCCAGGAGATAGCGCCTGCAACGGGCAGGCTCGAGTAGTAGAGGCGAGCAGGCTGCGCGGTGTCTCCTGCGGTGTAGACGCGGTCTAAAAATTCAATGCAGAGGCTCGCGGTATTCGTTGAAGGCCAGTTAGCAATGTCGAGGTTGCCTGCGGTCGTGATCCATCCGGCAGAGGTGTAGGAGCGCTCGGCATTGCTGCCGTTGATAACGGCCGTAGTACCCAGGAAGGTAACGAAGCGCATCTTCTTTGAGGCCGTCAGGCCTATGACGCTGGTGGTACCGGCAACGACGTCATAGATAACCGACGTCGCGCCGCCTGAAGCGTTCACCGTGGCAAAGAGCTTGCTGTTGGCGGCCGTCTTTTCATCGACGTGCTGGTGCAGCCCTAGGATGGCCTGTGAGGCGACAAGTTGAGCGCCCACCGTGGCCCGTCCGAGGCGCGAGACGAGGCTGCCTATCTCTTCATCGGCAACGAGATTAAGCGCCAGCTCCACCGTCGAAGCAGGAGCTAAGCTCACATTGACGTTGTTGCACTGTGCTCCCGAGAAGTCGCGCTGGAAGAGAGGGCCGATGTTCATAGTTATTGGTCGGCATACGGCACATTTCTCATATTCAAATTAGTGCGGTCTGTGCCCCGGCCCATGGTGTTGAGCTTCGGCGACATGCGGAAGAGATTATTCGATGGCATGGTGCGGATGGCGTCGTTCATGCGCGTGCGGAAGCTCTTAAACCAGCCGTCCTCCTCATCGAGGTTGCCGTTGTTCTTAAACTTCATCTTCATGCGCCACGTGAGGTAGTCTTGCAGCATGTCGTAGCGCTGGTAGTCGATCACATCGCTGTCGCTATCCACGACGGTGGCTACCTTGGTGTAGTCCCCAAAGGCGTTTGCGTTGTCGCTTGAGGCGTCGGCAAGCGGATACCACTCAATCTGCGCGTTGCGCACCGTAAAGACCGATGGCACGCCTTCCTGTTCGTTCTGCCACACATAGGTATCGGCTGGGATGGTTACGGAAATGGAGCCCGTGCCCGAGGCAGGGATCCCTGTAAGAGCGCCTGCGGTCGCGCTGCGCGTCACGGCGGTGTACGTCAGGGTGGACGCGGTGCCCGAGATATAGACATGCACGCTGCCGCTGTCGGCGTAGTCGTAGCTATTGTTTATGTCAAGGGAGGTTGCGGCGGCATTTGCCTGGGTGGTTACTTTCGTCACCGCAACACTGCCGAGGGCAGCGTCAAAGCTATCAGGATCGAGGTATGAGAGGTCTCCCCTCGTGCCGATGCGAAAGCGCACCAGGCTCCGGTTGGTCTCTAAGTCGTAGGCGTCATTGGGCATGGCGAGCACATTGGTGCCACGCTGCACCTGGCCCAGGACGGCGTTGTAGCTCCAGTGTTCGGCCCAGCGCTTCAGTTTGCCTTGCACGAGTTTCATGCCGGAGTTGAGCCACTCATAGCAATCGTTGAGGGTGATGAGTTCCCCGAGCTTCACCTTCACGTCAGAGAGGCCGCGCTCAATCATGAAGCCCACCGTATTGCGTTCCCAGCCGCCGTACGGTACGGGGTCGGAGTATTCTGAAGTGCGGTACCACGTGAGGGTGCCGGTGCCGCTGTCTGAGGCAGAGACCGCCGTGCCTCCATTGGTGAGAGATATGGAAAAGGTGTTGGTTGCCGCAGACACCACGTAGTAGGCAATCGTAGTCGAGAACCCGGTCGGGATAGTGGTCGCGGCCGTGAGCTTCACAATATCGCCATTGAGGAGGCCGTGGGCCGTTGAGGTGAGAGTGGAGCCCGAGACGGTAAACGTCGCGCCAATGTTCGAGACGAAGCGGCTGAAGTAGTAACCGCTCTCCTTCTCGCGCTCGTTGTAGACGAGTTTTTGGTTGTCGGCTTCAAGGGAGATAAGGCCAAAGCCCGTTGTCGTGGTAAGCGCCGTCTTCGTGCCCGTCGCAGTCAGGCTCCAGGCAAGCTCGGCCTGGTTAAACTGCACGACGTACACCTTCTCGCCCATGCTGTGCGCGTACACGGTGTTGGCAGCCAGGGTGATAGTCGAGCCCGTCGGCACCGTTGAGGCGTGGGTCTTCACAAACTCCGCCTTCTCGCCCCAGGGGTTAATGAGCAGCACCTGGTTAATGGCGTAGCCGTTTATATTGGCCACGGTCAGCGTGCCCGATGTTGCGGCGATGTCAGCCGAGAGGTAGGTCTCCTCAAGGGAGGCCGTGAGCAGCCTGCTCTGGTCAAGGACCAACTTACGGTTTCGATGCGTGAGATAGGGAGGCATAGGGGTTTAGGATTTAAGCACAGTTGCGAGTACCGCCACGAGCACGGCTCCGATGATGATACGGACACCCCATGCCATGTGGCTTTTGATAGTCGCGAGGTCCTCGTGCATTTGCACGATGGACGCGCAGATAAGGGGAATGCGGGTGATGTCGATAAAGCGGCCCGATTTTGCGTTCTCTCCGAATACGTCTCGCAGGGCGTCAGCAAGCGCCGCGCGGGTGGTAAGTGCGGCGGCTTCAATTGCAGAGTTCATTTGCACCTCGCGTGCCAGCTCTGCCGCTTGCGCGGCGCTCTTCGCCTTGTGTATTGCCTCCTTTGATTCTGGTGAGAGTTCGTCCGGCATACAGGGTTAGTTGTCGATACCCACTTTGCAGGTCGCCTCGCCGTCAATGGTCTCAACCGTGTTGCAACGCACCGCGTAGTAGCCGAGCTTGTCCATGTCGTAGTGGGAGGTCGAGGTGCCGGTCAGGGTGGCAAAGCTCTCCAAGGTATTTCCTACCGTTGATGTGCCGAGCTGTCCGTAGTCGTACCAGTCCTGGCCGTTCGGAGAGACCTGGATAGAAAAGCGAGTTGATCCTGCGTTCCCCGTGCCGGTCGTGTCACCGCGCGAGAAGTAGAAGTTGACATGCTCTGCGCCCGCAATGACCGCGTAGCCACCCCCGTTCGTGAGGCTGGTTGACGTTGCGTTGGTCGTGGTTGCCGACAGAAGCGTGGTGTAGCTGTAGCTGTCTTGCGACAACGGGACCTGGAAGGTCGGTGCAGCGAAGGTCAGGGTCGCAAAGAACGCGATGATAAAAGCGAGCATCATGATGATGATACCGAGTACGAGGTAGATTGCTTTGTAATTCATAGTGTGAGGTTAGTTGTTAATCTACTGTCCTCATCCCTACCCAGGGAGGGCAGAGGGAGGACATTAGAAGTCCAGGAAAAACACGTTGGACGAAGAGCCGACGCTGGTCACAGAGGGCACTGCTGCCGCTCCGTTGTTGTACACGAGTACTTCTACGAAGCCTGCCGTCGATGACGCTTTCGCGCCAATGATGGTCCAGTAGCTCGAACCGCCGACGGCAGTCGAGGTCGCAAGCTGGGCAAGCACCATGTCGCCTGATGCGACGCCAGTGACGACGCAGCTGTAAGGCTTGGTAGTGGATGCGCCATGCGAGACATCGGTGCCGAGAAGGTTGCAGGTTGCCCCGCGCATCTCGTTCAGAGTGCCGCCATTCGTTCCAAACTTCCACGGGTTGGTGATCGTGGTGAGGTTTGAACCGAAGTCGATGGAATCGGCAGCAGGCTGCATAAGCAGGTAGCTGCCGATGCCGAGCGCCGCTCCGGCAAGAAACACGCAGATAAGTTTGATGAAGTCAGTCATATCGTTTATTTCTTTGGCTTCACCACCTTTGCCTTTCCGAAGAGAGCGCCGCCCTTCATAAGAGTGGCGTCTACTTCAGCCTTCGCATCCTCAATGGTCTTGGGCTTGAAGGCGGCCTCCTTCGATGCGTCGTAGGCCTCCACAGTGAGGATGCCGTTGCGCACGTAGTCTGCCGCGTCGAGCCGATTGAGGCTGCGTTCTTTTTCAAGAAGCAGGAGGGCTTCAAGCTCCTCGGTTGCCCAAGGCTGGGACGATGATTTGGCACGTCCCTGGCTTGCAAGCTGTCCTAGGTTGATTGACATAAGAGTGTAGCTGTTAGCTGATAATAACTGGTCCGGTTAGTTTGCTCCCGTTGAGCCGAAGATGTTGAATGGCTGGCCGAGGAACAGGGTGTAGTAGGCATCAATCGGGTACTCCCAGTTGAGGCTGTCATGGACCTGTGCGGATTCGCCCATCTGAGGCTTCTGCGCAAACGGGCTCTTGAGGGTCTTCTTGATGTTCTTGCTATCAGCCAAAAACCAATAAGCAGAGGTATCGGTGCCGTCTGAGCGTACATCGAGGCGAGACCAGACAAGGATGTTAGACACCTTGCTTTTAAGCGGGTTGAGGTCAACGTTCGGGGTGCCTTGCACGCCTGAGCTGTAGACCGTGCGCTCTGCGAGGTCTTCATTCGTAGCCGATACGACAAGGAGGTTGAGGTCAACCGGCCTGTTCGTTGAGTTCGGGTCCTTGTGAATTTTCGCATCCTTGCGAGCCGTTACAATCGCATCGCGAGAGAGTGCAGGGTTTGCAGTCCCTGCGGAGTTGCGAATGAGGTTTCGTGAGGTGGTTGCGTTTTGGTTGTTGGTGTGGCTTGCCGAGAAGAGCACCACGCCGTCTGGCGTGAGGTTTGACTGGGAGTAGCCGTACACATCGGTAAACGAGGTGCCGGCAAAGCCGTTGAGGAGCATGTCAGCCTGTGATTGGTCGATGCGGTCAAACGCAAAGTCAACGCCCGAATGGACGAGTTCTTGCATTTGGTCGTAGCGATCAAACATACGCATATCCTTAGTGATGGAGATGCGGCCGCCGAAGCGCTTCTGCGTCGCCGTCACGCTGTCGCCTTCAACTGAAGTGGCAACGGGGAGCTGCGCACCTTCTGCGACGCGGTCAAACTTCGCCAACCCGTTGAGGATGAGGTAGTTGTACGTCTGCCAGTCGGTTGTCGAGACATCGAACAGCTGCTGGCCAATCCAGCTCTGCACGCGCTCATTGGCGCTCTCGTTGTACCACTCGTTGAGCTTCTGGGTCAGCGTGGAGTAGTCAGTGGTTAAAATCATAGATTAGTAATTTGATTGGTAATGAGGAATACGAGCCAGCGCCTTACGCGATAGCCTGCATGAAGCGTCCTTCAACAATCTTGTCCGTCGCATTCACGATGCGGTCGATGATGAAGATTTTGTCGGTCGTTGCGGCGAGGTCGATAGTAGCCACGCCTGTTGCGAGGTCGTAGCGGTTGCCTACATGGGTTGCCTGTACCGGCGTAATCGAGGTGTTCGCCTGGATAGTCATGGAAGGGTCAACGCGCATAACGAGCAGGGAGTCCGTGCCGTCAGTTGCCGTTGAGGTCTTCGTCTCAAGGGAGATGTAGTCTACCGATGCGTCGCCAGCTGCTGCTGCAGTCAGATACCCAGAGGTGTACTTCACAGCGGAGCCTTTGACAAACGCGGTCGATCCTGTCGTGAGGCCACGAAAGGTTTTGCCATCCTCATTGGTCTGTGGATGAAATGCCATATAAACGTTCTGTTAGTGAGTAAGAACGGCGGGCTTGATATGAAAAGAGAACCTAGTCCTTGGGATACCACTCGGCGGGCTGGGTCGGGAGCTTCAGGTTCGGCGGCTGCTTGGCTGCGGGAGCACTCGTGGTGCTGCCTGCGGTGCCTCGCATAGCCATCGTCTGAAGACCTGCGCCGGCGTGGCTCTTTGGTGTCCCTTTGCGAGCCGCGAGAATAGCGAGGCGGTCCGTCATGTTGCGGGCAATTGATTTGGCGTCGAGGGCGTCGTAGCCAGCAAGGGGTATGCTCGTAAGCTCATCCCACTGGTCGCGCACTTCCTCGCTTACCATCTCTTTTGCCTGCTGCGTCGCGATGCGAGCTATGTCCGTCTTAGAGACGTACTCATTTACTTGCGGCGCTGCTGGGGTAGCAGGTGGAGTGTCCTCCCGTCCTGCGTTCCTGCGAGCAATGGCACGGTGCTTCTTCGCATCTGCTCGGGCGTCTGGGTCCTTGATGTCATCAAGTGGGTCGCCGCTTTGAGGTGAAGGCACTGTTTGTCCCTCGCCTGTGAGGTCTACCGCTTCCTCAGCGCCCCCCATACCTGGGTTCTGGTCGTCTGTTAACATAGTGTACGAAACTAGCTTGTAAATCACGTTGTCAGGTCGTGCGCCTGCTTCGAGTTATGTACTCGCCTGAGCGCGGGACTTAGGTCCTAGGCTTAGGCGGATGTATAACACGGTACGCGTTGCGGGCTCGTGTGGTAAGTTCGCGCACTTCAATGAGCTGCCCGGCAAAGCGATTGGGAGTCGTAACACTACCGGCTATGAAGCTCTCCATCCCTGCGCGTATGAGGTAATCCTCTCGCAGACTAAGGTACTTGCGAAAGCCCTGGTTGTCCCAGAGCGCGGCTAGAAGCGACAGTTCAGCCTGGGGCGGGAGCGCTTCGAGCTGCTTCTCTGCAAACTCAACTTTAAGGAGGTACAGCAACCATGCAATGAGCCTTTGTCTGTACCAATTATACCACGAGGAGAGAAAGTTCATGTCAAATTCACTGTGTGGATAGTGATGCCATCACCATGTCAGCGCGGATCGCGTAGTAATATTTCTCATTTAAGGTAAAGCCGAAGGCCTCATGCTTGTTAAAGAACACCGTCGTGCCCACGGGTACGCCAATCTCCCCCGATACCAGGATGCCCGCCCGCACCATATCGGGTAAATCCACATCAGGGTCGTTACCAATGTAGTGCGTGGTGCCTTTCAAAGAGAGGCGCTGCTGCCGCTTGGAGGGTACGATGATGCCACTTGCGCTCGGTACATACGCATCCTCCTTCTCGTACTCAATCACTGCCCATTTCGCTCCAGCTTTAATCATAGAATGCGGTCTTACGGCCACCGCCGATGCGGCGCTTCTCCTTCATGGCCTTGTTAAATACTGCGGTGTCGCGCTCTGCCTGTGTCAATCCCGGTTTGGGCCTCGACATCACTGCATATCGTACCTCATCTCCCGCGTGGTCTTCCCCGTCGCTATCCACATCCTCGGGGTTGTGCTCGTCGTGAATGAGGCTGGGGAACGTGCGAATGAACTCGCTGCAGGTGGAGAACACCTGGAGCTTGGCGACGACCTCCTGCTCTACCTGGTAGGGCCGCAGGTACTCCCTGAGCGCCTGCCAGCCCACCACGCGGGTGTTGTCAGCTTTAATGAGAGGTGGTGCCTTGAGCGCCTTCTGGGGATTGTGGCTCTTGAGTAGCTCATCAATCCTTCCGCCCAGGATCTCAGCGCCCGTTAAGGCCGCGCTGTTGCCTGCCTCGTGCTTCCAAATGGCGGGGTCCGCCACAATGTACTCCACGCGCTCCCCAGGCGGCGTATGTGCCACGTAGGCCTCGGCTAAGGCAGAGAAGGTGAGGCCCGTCTTATATAGCTCGCGGTAGCGGTAGAGGCGGCCATCGGGCGCAATGGCGTACCAGCCCATAGAGATGGGGGCAAAGAGCCCGTAGTCCATAGCCACGAAGCGTCGCCAGTCGTCGGGCAATTCAAAAGGAGCACAAACATGTATCTCCCTGCGCCACTCGGTAAAGTACTGGCCCTTGAAGATATCCCAGTCGCCCTCAAGGTAGGCTTTGCGCTTATCAGGCGGGAGGCTCTCCAGCTGCTTGAGATAGCTCTTGTCAATGTGCGGGTTGTCGCTCGCAAGGGCACGCACATAGGCAAACTCCTCGGGCTCCGTCTCGTTCTCGTCAAAGAGCTTATCGAGCCACGCCTTCTTTACCCATGCGTGACCAATACCGCCGGGGTTAGTAGCGCCCAGAAAACGAATATCAGTGATACCAGGCCAACGAAGACGATTGCGCAGGTCATCAAAAACATCTCGCGTGTTTTTCGTGAGCTCGTCCACTGCGATGGCCGCGAACTCAGCGCTTTGGTACTTAGAAGGGTCGTCCAGGTTTCTGAACTTAATGATGCCGCCGCCGTATTCCTCCGCCAGGATGTAACAGCGTCCGTGTTGGGCATGGTCGCCGTGGAGCTGTCCGAGCCAACTAGGAAACTCAGCACCAATTTTTGAAAGTTGGCGGTCTTTGAGGGTAGGGTAATCTTCACAGAAGAGGCCGACTTCCACGGCTTTGTGCCCTTTGGAAGCCCATCGGATGAGTAGACATACCAACATCCAGCGAAGCCAATAACTTTTTCCACCGGCCATCGCGCCTCCGTAAAGGACATAGCGGTTTTTGAACGCCGCTTTGCGGGCTTCGTCCTGCTTCGGGCTGAAGTTGAGGAGGTCTTTGAGGTGGATCGTTTCATTAGTCGTCACTGGATATAAGTAGCGGCTTGCCTCCACTGGTTACGTCAAGAGCCTGGGACGCTTTACCCATGAGGTGATCCCCCACCCAAACGGTCAGTTTCGTATCCTCCATATAGTTAGCCATCACAAACTCGAAGAAGACCTTAATATCCTTCTCCTTCATATAATCACGGATATTAATGCCGGAGCCTTTAGGCCTCCCGCCTTTCTTTCCGTTCTCTCTGGCTATCTGTGCTTTATCTACCATATCGGGTTGTAGTCGGTTAAACCGACGCTACAAAGGCTTGCCATCGGGAATAGGAACAATGAGAAGCGTCGCCTCAAGTTTGGTGCGTGATGGTTGCAGGACAGCTACCACGGTCATACCAGTCTTCTTCTCAAGTTCGGCAATACCCTCATTAAACTCCTTACTCTTCTGAGTGAGGCGCTCTTTCTCCTGCTCTTCGGTGAGGGCGATTGACATACCTACTAGTATATACCAGAAACCCCACCGCGTATGGGTGGGGTTGGGGATAATCAGGCTTTCGGGCGACAGAAGAAACAGTAGCATTTCCCCTTCTCTACCGAACCCTGACACCTGTGGCAGCGACGGCATATGAGCCATCACATATTAGTTCATTTCCTTCTTCATAGCTGCCCTGCCCCAGGCTGTTTGCCGCCTTTCTTAGCCATATAGATTTAGTTATTTATTCTACCACACGGCTTATGTATCTCTTTCATATTTTGTCGTAGATAACGAGCACACTGCCTGGCTTGCGAGCT